CGGGAAGTGCTTCTCGGCGAGGCGGAAGGCCATCTCGTGATTGCCCTTGGCCTTGACCAGGCACATGGCGTAGCGCGCCATGGCGATGCCCGGATCGAGTTTCTCGACGGTCTTCAGCTGCAGGGGCAGCAGGTCCGAGCCGCCGCGAGCGGGTGCGCCGCGCTGCTCGTCGTCAGCCACGCTCTTCAACGTGGCTTTGTCCGAATCGGCCATGCGGCTGACGCGGGCGATGTCGACATCGAGACGCTTGATTTCGCCTTCCAGGGTGTCGAATTGCTCGCCTTCGGCGGTGTCCAGCGAACGGCTCTCGTCCACGGACTTCTGCATGACGGCCTTGAGCTCGTCTTGCTTGGCGTCCCGGGTGGCCTTCAGCGAGACCAGTTGTTCTGCGAAAGTTTTTGCCATGATTGGCTCCTTAGAAATGCAAAAGCCGCCCGAAGGCGGCCAATTGGTTGGGGTGGAATGACTCAGCGGGCCCGCGTGCAACGGCGGGCCGGACGGTCAGCGGCGGATCAGAGGGATCGCGCCTTTCAGGTCGCGCGGCATTTCAGCGGCGCTGGTGATCAGTCGGACGCCACGGGTTGCTTCCCGGTGGCTGCCCAGTGCTTTGATGGTCTGGATGGTGGCCGACGCATTGGCCGGAATCGTCACCAGGGACAACTCATAGATCTCGGTCTTGACGAAGCGAATGCCGCCGTCGTCCATGAACGCATATTCGAGCGCCCGGAAACCGATGGAGACGCCACGCACGAGCTTGGCCTTCACCGATTGCCACGCCATGTCGACCATATCCTTGAGCGGGCCAGCCTCGGCAATCAGCGGGAGACTGGCCGTAAATGGAATGCCGCTCTTGGTGGCCTTGCCGAATACGGCCATGCCGACGGGCTTGTCGTGCTGGTGCTGCCAGAGCAACGGAATCTCCTTGGCGTAGGTCGCGCCCATGGGATCCACGATGTCTCCGACTCGATCGGTTTCGGGCGTGGTCGCCATGCCAGAAATGGTGCGGCGGTCTTCGTCCAAGGACTTGACCTCGAGCAGGCTGTATGCGCGTTCGATTTTCATTTTGCTTGCGCCTCCATGCGCTCGAGCCGGGCCATTGCCTTGCGGCAAAGCACCGACAGTCCGTTTTTGCACAGCTTCTGGACGATCCAGCGCTGGCGATCAATGCATTTGCAGGCCATCAGCCAGCCACCCCAAGCACCAGTTTCTTTTTCTGTTCGTTCTGCGGCATCACCCCGCACGCCATAGCCAAGGCGACCATTCCGTCGATGCGACCGCGCGCTTTCTTTTTGTCGAACTTTCGCGCGCCTGAATCGCCCACAACCTTGGCATTTCGAGCGCACATTTCGAGAATCGGATGGTTGCCGTGACGAAGCTGCTTGCCGAGAAGTTTGACTTCGAGCTCTCTGAGGGCGGGCGTCATGCTCAGTGTTCCTTGCCCGTATGGTTCGAACTTTTCGAGTTCGGCCGCCGAGAACCCCGCCTTCACGAGCCACTGCTTCAGATGCTCAAAAAGAGCGCGGTCGAAAGCGATCTTCTGAACGTCGCAACGATCGAAGACGCCACGCAGCGCCTCCGCTACAAACTCGTACTCAATCGCCCTGCCCGGCGTCGTGTTCAAGAAACCCTGCTTGGCCCAGAGGTCGTATGGAACCTTGTCCTTCCGAGACTTCTCGGCGAGTCCTTCAATGGGCAGCCAGAACTCCGAGTGGACTCCGCCGTCCTCCGTCACCAATTCGAGAGCTGTCAAGTCGTTGACGCTGGAAAGATCCAGCCCACCCCACACCTTCTTTTTCTCGATCGGCCCGCACTCCGCGCCGTTGTCTTTCCAAACCGAAGCCGACACGAACGGCGAAACAGCTTCAACCCGCTGGTTCAATATGAGGTTCCTCACCTCGGGCTCGTTTGCCGGCATTGCCATCGCCGCTTTAACTTGCTTCTCCACGTCTGCGATCGATCGAAATTTGCCCAGAGCCGGATTCGCCGCAGCCCATGCTTTCCGATCATCCAGTAGGCAATCGGCCGGCGCTTCGTATACGTGGCAAACAACACGCGGGTCCGGCGCCGCTCTCTGGGCATCGATCCAAGTCGAAAACATGTCGGCATCAGTCGGCGCCTGGGTGCTGATCGCAATCAAAAGAGGATTCTGATAAGCACCCTGAGCCGAGGTAATGGCAGTCACGAATTTGTCCGTAGGCCCGACTACCTGCCCCACTTCGTCAAGGATGGCCAGGATCGGCGACAAGCCGTGCGCCGTCTTGCCTTCCGCGGCCAATGCCTTGTACGTCACATTCTTGCGCAGCCCAATCAGCCTCTTCCCACTGGGTTGGATCCGAACTAGCTTCGAAAGGATTGGGCTGGCCTCGACCATTTTTCGGGCCAACTCAAAGATCACGGCGGCCTGATCCTTCGACTGGGCGCCGGTCACGATCTGCGAGTTCTGCACCGCCTCCGGACCGCATAGATGCGCCAGGAGAATACCCGCAATCAAAGCGGACTTCCCATTCTTCCGAGCGATCGACAGATACGCCGAATGCGTCCTGTACGGGTTGTCGTAAATCTCGACAATGAACTTCTTCTGGAACGGCTCCAGCTTCAGCGGCTCCCCAACTTGGTCGCCTTCGGGCGCTGTCAGGTACGTTTCGATGAACGCACAGACCCTTTGCCCGCGCGTCAGCTTCTTCATGCCAAGAGGTCTTCGCTCTCCAGTTCTTCCTTGGCCTTGCGAGCCGAGCGCTCTGCGGCGCGACTGTTTGTCTGGTGATGAACTTCGCCGGCAGGCTTGCCGCCCATGCGAAGGCTTCGCATAAGCGCCATCTCGCGTTGCGCCAACGTCTGCACAACCCGGTTTCTGGGGTTCTCGACCATGGTTCCACGGTCGTTCGATATGACCATGCCCTCGGTCCTAAGCGTGATCGACTCCTGCTCAATCAGAGCCTGACATTCCGCCAGTTGCGCCGCCACAACGAGGTCGACCAAATCCCATTCCCCTCGCGCGCGCGCACGCACGACCCCCACCCAGAACTTCTTTCCCTGCTCGCTCAGCGTCACATGTGCTGGCGGCTGCAGGTCCGGAAGAGCCGCATTCACCATCGCTTCAACGATCGCTTCGGCCGAGTCGGATTTGGTTTTACGGGTTTTGCTCATAACGAATAAAAAAGACCTTCGGGTGCGGTGTCAGAGGGGATCGATTTCCCCATTTTTCCAGTCCCCCGCCACCCTTTGGCGGATAGCCCACTCAGCCCATCGACGTGTTGAGGTTAATTCTCATTGGCCTTTGGCTTCTGAGAACTCAATGCCCATCTGCCCCAGGGGCTTGGCTCCCTTGAGTAGGTTGCAGGATCTGCACGCACACTGGACATTCGCCCATGTATGCGAGCCACCCAGCGCCAATGGGATCACATGGTCCAGTTCCGGCGCATCGTCGCCATACGTGCCACGCAGCCTTCTCGGCGTACTGACGCCGCACAACTGGCAGCGCCACTTGTCTCTTGCGAATACCTGATACGGATCGATGCACTCTGCATTGATCTTCATGCGTGCGCGCCGCACGGCCTTGGCCTTGCTTCTGCCTGCCCTCCGTCTGGCCTTGCCGATGGGGCTTGAGCGTGAGGCTATAACTCTCGCCTTCGCCCTGCTGTCCAAACATGCGGCACATACCGTTCGAGGCCGCTTGGGCCCAGGCTTATGCACCTCACCACAATCTGCACATACGTGCTCTGGCGGCGGCGTCCTATCTCTGGACAATCGACGGATTGCTCTAGCCATCGCCCTTATTGCTTTGGCCCTACCAGACTCTTCCTCTCGCCTAGCTACCTCACCCTCATCGAGGCGCTGGCTATCAAACCTACAGGCGTTGGAACAAAACCTTGCTTCCGTACCTTCGGCCCTCTGGGCTCCGCCGAGCCGACGATGGAACTCCTTGCCGCAGATCTCACATGCCTTGATGTTGTGCTGCTTTCGATCTGTAGCGTTGCACTGTTGCGAGCAGAAAACTCTATCGCTCAGCTGCTTGAGCGTTCCGTGCAAGTGGGTGCCGCATTGCTTGCACGGCTTAGCAAGGTAGATTGTCTTGCCTGGTCGCCGGCTGGGGCTGCAACTATGACAAAAGGCTCTCGGCTTCCCTCGCCTATTTACTTCGAACAGACCAGAACAGGAGGCGCAATTCAAGCGCCTATAATTTTCGTCAGCCATGTGGCGTTCCCCAAGAACGGTACTGGTTAGAGCTTCGTCGGTGTTAGCGCACCTTCGAGGCTCGCCTACTTTACCAAACAACTCTCCCGTTCTGGTCGAATTCCGTTCTCTCTTTCAAGCCCATGTCTGCCAACGTCTTGCGGTCATGGCACGGGATGCAAAGGATTTGAAGGTTCGTATCCTTGTCCTCGCCACCCTTGTACAGGGGGACCTTGTGGTCAGCATGGAAGCCATGCGGGTAGTCGGTCAATAGGCCGCACGCCGCGCAGTGCGGGTTCTTGGTCCATATCCTCAGGCGCCTGGCTACTCCAGCAGCGCCTCTCAGCCGGCCATCGGCGTTATCGAACTTTGCTGCCATCGAGATACGTGCCGGGCTCAGCGTCCGAGTCTTGCTCGTCAGCGCTCGCCATCTCGTCGATCAGGCTCTGCACTGCCTGGCTCAGGCTCTCGTTGCTCGATGCCAACCGGTTGAGGGCTGCGGTCTGGTCTTGCAGTGCGGCGATCAGGGGGGTCAGGTAGTCCACGGGCGCGGGCCCATGCGATGGCTGTCCAGTGAGCGATCCACTCTCGGCGCTCGGCACAGGATTGGCAGGACATGGTGATCCTTTCAGCACACGATCACCGACAGCAACGAAGCCAGCGGGGTCCTCACATCGCGACGCCACATATCCACCATTGGTGAAGTCTTCGGTCACTCGGGCGCCGTCCCTTGTTTGTTTTGAATTGCATGGGCCTGTACCAATTCGGAGTGCATTCGTCTTAGGCTACGGAATACCGTATCCCAATACCAAGTGCCCTTGAGCACCAGCTTCTCTCCTTCGTCGATGGCGAACCGGAGCCGGTCTATCGCACTCTCAACGCTGCCTTCCGGCGGCGGTAGTTTTGACTTGGGATTCGTCATGGCCCATAGATGAAAAAGCCCGCACAAGGCGGGCAAAGATCGATTGCTCGATCAGGGAGACAACTGGTCAGGCGCAACGCCCGCGGAAGTGGGCCTGCTTCATCGCATCAATGAAACGCTGCATCTCGCGAATCTGCCCAGCAGGGGCAGCCATGAAGATTGGCTCATCGCCTGTTCGCAAGCCCGACACATGGACGATCTTCCCTGCCCCGAAGTAATCCTTGAGCGGCACCACGGCCGGCGCATTCGCCCTCACCTTCTCGGCAGAGAGCGAAGCCTTGGAGCCTGCGGCCGATGGCAGCGCAGCGATAGTGGTGAGGCCGTTCATGGTCAGCAGGTGATCGTGCCGGGCGGGATCGGTGTCGTTTGGGGGAACGCCGGCGATCCGACCATGAAGGGCTTCGACCAATCGAGAGAAATGCCGGCGGTCGCCTTTGCCTTCGCCTCCAACATGGCGACGCGGTCGCGCAGCGAGCGGATCTCGGCTTCCTGTGCGGCAACCGTGGCGGCCAGCGAGGTCAGAGTGTGTTTCATGTCAGGCGTCCACTGCGATCATCTTGGGCGGCTTCAGCTGGCCCGCGAACTTGATCGGGAATGCTTCGGCATTCAACAGATCGAAGATGGCGGCCGAAAGGTGGATGAGCCAGCCGGTGAACGGGATGCGCGGCTCCAGCCGGATCGAGTCCGTCTCCACGTCGGCCATGTAGACCGGGCAGAAGCCGAACCAGCCCTTGTGAGTGAAAGCGATTTGCATCAGCCGTCCCAGCCTTCGGTCAGCACGCCGAACCACCACCATTGCGCGCCAGGCTGACGCCCTCTTTCAGGGTCAGCCAGTACGCACGGAAGCGGGAGCGGGTCAGGAAGTAGTTCCAGCCCCAGATGATCGACAGTTCGTCTTCGGTGAGGCCGGTGGCCGCCTGGTAGAACTTGGAAATCAGATTGCTCATGGTCGTTCCTTAGCCCCAGCGCGAGGCGCGTGGCCCGAGCTTGAGACGCTTCAGGTCTTTTACGTTGTCGTTGCGCACAGCCTTGGCGAACTGGTCATCGATCACCAGTTCCTTGTTGTTCGAAACCTCAAATTCCCGATGCAGCACGAGCATGCCGCTGTAAGGCGATGCGAAGATGCTGCGGGGGCTCATCCATGCGCGACTTTTGGCAAATCCCATGGCTTTCCGCTCCCCAGAATCGCAGAGGTCTCAGTGGCCGGCACTGATTTCCGGCTTTGGCGTGCACTCCAAGGGCCCGAGGATTCGAACCTCGAGTTACTTGCGGTCTGTACCAACGTTTTTAGACGTCCCGCTTGACCCTGCGGATCAGCCTCCGCATTCACTGAAATAGGGCCAGCCTTCTGTTGCCGAGTGGCTGGCGACTCCGAAGGGGGCTTAGGCCACCTTCAGGAACGTGCTTTCATTGGCGGTTCTTGGTTTTTGCTTCGCTTACGGCGAACGCCTGTCGGATCGTCGGCATCGGTTTCCTGGCGCTGTCGAAGCCATGTCAGCCCCATCAGATGTGCTCTCGCGCCGCTCGGCGAGCACCACGCCGAATGCTTCCGTGGCCCCGGAACGGTGAGCAAGAACCCATCTGGTGGAGCTGGCGGGAATCGAACCCGCGTCCAGCACCCATCTACGTCTGCTTGCAGGGCGCGAGGCCCACACGATCGTTACTCACTGCTGGCCGACGAAAGCCTTGGTGATCTGTTGCCCGGCGCGGTGCCGGTTGTTAGGTGCTGGGCGCGAGCCCGAAGCAAGTAGCTAGGGGTGGTGGCTCGGCCCAGGGCACACGAAAAAGCCGCCGAGACTTAGCATCTGGGCGGCTGAATAGGTGCTCGTCTTTCCGAGCCGTCAGGCAGGCTAGATGTCAGCAGTGGGGCGCTCGTTGCTGACCCACGGCCTAAAAGCACTCTGAGGAATGCGCTTAGGGTGAGCGCCTTAGGTTTCCAGTTATTCCCCGCCTTGGGAAACTCCACGGTACGCGTGCGTTTCGGGAATTCATCCCTCGTCAGCCGTGGTGTAGAGACACCTCTCCATCGAGTGCTTCGGCCTCGGTCACAACCCGGGCAGACCTACGACAGAGAGTTTGAGTACAGCAGGACTAGCGGCCTGCGCGATCTCGGGCGCGAGTATAGACGATGTTTCAGGTTGTCAACACTTTTTATCGGCGTCTGAGCCCTTCTGGCTCATCTTGGAGCTGACCCACGCCCGCGAAATAGCGACCATGCGCTTTGCGGCTGCAAGTGGGTCTTCCGCGATCAAGTCAACTTCCGCCTGCGACAAAGGCCGCAGCACTCGCCGACCCGGAGCGCCGGGCTTCCCTTCTCGGTCCTTGGTGAGCTCGTCCACGCCGCAACCAAGCGCCTCTGCGATTTCCGGCAGGCATGCGGTCCGCTCTTGCCGGCCGCTCTCGATCCACGCGATGGTTGTTTGCGCAAGGCCCGACCTTTTGCTGAGTTCTACCTGCGACATTCCCTTCTGCTTGCGAATCTCCTTGATTCGGTCTCCGATGATGCTCATTGCTTTTCCTCTTTCATTGGCCCAAGACCGAGCGCGAGCCACTTCGGCCGCACGCCCAGGAATTCCGATGCCTTGATCAAATGCACGCCGTCCATCCGCTTCGTCTTCCCGGTCAGCCAGTCGTTCACGCTCGGCGGCTTCACTCCACAGGCCGCGGCGAGTTCGGTTTGCTTGACGACGGGAGGCCCGGCCACAGCCCTTGCCATGCGTTCTGCGAGTGTCGTTTCCATCTTCTGTTTAGGCATGCCTATGAGTATAGAGATTAGGTGCGCCGAAGTCTATTCCTGATCGACGTGCGCGCGGTCTGCACGGAATCGTCCATGTAATTCGCCAGTCGCCGGCCATCGTCAGCACGCGGGAGCTTTGCCAACCCTGAGCCGCGGCACGCCTTGCAGGGCCGATTGCTCTGGCGATTCGATCCGGCCGCGACCTCCCACTGGGTGCCGTTGCAGACCTTGCACTGCTTGTCCATCCACCAGATCAGCACCTCGACGCAGACCTGATTCAGGACTGTCTCGGGGTGGTCGCTCCACTTCTTCAGCTGCGCGACGAGATAGCCCTTGGCCGATCGGAACGACTGCAGCTTGCCAAGCAGCATTTCGACCTCAGCGATGTACCAAGCCCGTGCCTGAGCTTCGGCGGCCATGTGCGCGACGATTGGGCTGGGCTTCAGGTTGCCGATCGATCCCAACTTCAGGTCGGCGCGCATCTTCACCAGCTGGTCGAAGGTCAGGGACTCGGCGAGCTTCTTCACGGCATCGGGGGTCGGCAGGCGCGGCTTCTCCGAACAGGACCATTCGCTATGCAAGCGCATGAAGCACGCGCCGGCCAGACTGCTGGACATGCCAGCGGCCATGATGGTCTCGGCATCGCCCTGCAGGTTCGGATCGTTGTCAAAGCGCATATTCGACGTCGCGGTGGCGGAGGTGTAAGCCTCTTCGGCAGTTCGGCGTTCATCGTTGAGCATCATTCGTCCTTCTTCAAAATCTTCTCAGGCGGCATGCCAGAGGCAGAGTCGTACACGAGCGTTCCGTTCTCCCAAACGCGGCGAGTGGTGATCGATTGACCATCGCCC